CACAGCAACAGGCTGAAACCAATGAACCAGTGCAGGAACAGGATGAACAAGATGCTCCTGCTGGTGAAGAACAGAATTCTGCTTCTGAAGAACCAGAAGCAAATGCAGAAGGAGAGAATCCCCCTGCTCAGAATGTAGAACCTGATTACAAGAAGTTCTACGAAACAATGATGTCTCCCATTAAGGCTAATGGGAAGACAATTCAACTGAAAGATCCTTCTGAAGCCATTAGGCTGATGCAAATGGGTGCCAATTACACCCATAAGATGCAGTCTCTTGCTCCGTACCGCAAGAAGATGGCTATGCTTCAGAATGCTGGTCTTTTTGAAGAAGATAAGATTAACAATCTTATTGATCTGGCTCAGGGTAAACCTGAAGCCATTGCCCAGTTCCTAAAGGATCATAAGGTTGATCCATTGGATCTGGACATGAGTGATACAGCTCCCAAGTATGTTCCGGGCAATCACAGTGTTTCTGACCAAGAAATTGCTCTCAACAATGTTATAGATGATTTAAAAGCATCTCCCGAGGGTGTTGAGACAATTAAATTGGCTAGTTCATGGGATCAGGCCAGCTTGAATGAAATTGGTGCATCTCCAGATATTCTTAATGTTATTCATCAACAGAGACAGTCTGGTGTTTATCAGATGATTCTTGATGAATTGAACAGACAGAAGACTCTAGGACAAATTCCAGAAAATGCACCATTCTTGGATGCGTATCAATATGTTGGAACTCAACTGCTCCAGCAAAAGGCTCAGATGCAACAGATGCAAAGAGTTCAAGGACTTCCAAAGGGAACTTTGAAGCAACCCCAAACCAACAATGCTCAAGTTAAAGCTGCTGCCCCATCAGGTAGATCTAAGAAAACTAATGTTAATTTCGTAGATCCGTTCTCTTTAAGTGATGAAGAGTTCGATAAACAATTTAAAGATTATTCCTAAAGGATTATAAATTATGCCATTTACTGGTCTACAGTATGATCCGGGGTATACAGGCGCTAACGCTGGCAAGTCATCTATCGACTATGCTTCTCCCTCGGATCAAATGAACACTTTCTACTGGCTCCGCAAGTCTCTTACGGAAGCTCGTAAGGAAGCCTACTTTACTCCTCTTGCTGACAGCATTGGTATGCCCAAGCACTATGGCAAGAGAATCAAGCTCTATCATTATCTGCCTCTGCTAGATGATCGCAACGTCAACGATCAGGGTATTGATGCTTCTGGTGCCACCATTGCCAATGGTAACCTCTATGGTTCCAGCAAGGATATTGGTGTCATCAAGGGTATGCTCCCTGTGGTTGGTGAGAATGGTGGTAGAGTTAATAGAGTCGGCTTCAGCCGTACTGAGATTGAAGGTACCTTCATCAAGCTTGGTGTCTTCTATGAGTGGTCTCGCGAGTCTCTAGAGTTCGATTCTGATTCAGAACTCCGTGGTCACCTTTCCCGCGAACTGATGAACGGTATGGTTCAGATGCAGGAAGCCATGCTCCAGATGGATCTTCTTGATGCTGCTGGCGTGCTTCTGTTCCCAGGTGCTGCTACAGCTAAGGATGAAGTTACTGCTACTGGTGCTGCTCCTGATATCGTCAACTATGATGTTATCCGTAAGGTTGACCAGATTCTTGATGACAATCGTTGCCCGAGAAGCACGAAGATCATTGATGGTTCCCGCATGATTGATACGAAGACGATTCCTGCGGCTCGTATTGCTTATGTTGGTTCAGAAGTGGTTCCTCTGCTTGAGGATATGGTTGACAAGTTCGGCAACAAGGCTTTTGTTCCGACTCATCAGTATGCCGCCGCTACCAACATTCTCCGTGGTGAAATCGGTTCTATCGGTCATCTGCGCTTTGTGCAGGTTCCTGAGATGCTCCACTGGGGTGGTGTCGGTGCTACCGCTACGAATGGCGATGGCTATCGTCAGACCAATGGCAAGTATGACGTGTTCCCGATTCTTATCGTTGGTTCAGAGTCATTCAATACCATTGGCTATCAGATGAGCAATGCCAACTCTGGCAAGTTCAGCATCATCACCAAGGTTCCGGGTCGTGATACTGCTGATAAGGATGATCCTTATGGTGAAACTGGGTTCTCTAGCCTGAAGTTCTACTATGGCTTCCTCTGCAAGAGACCTGAGCGTATTGCTCTGATCCATACAGTGGC